GATCGTCATGATCATGCCGAAGATTCGCCATCCCTGGGCGATCACCTATCAGAACAAGATCGAGACTCAGTTCAATAATTATGTGCAGAGTACAAACGAGCTCGTAGAAATCCTAGAGATTTGAATAAATAGTAACTATGCCAGCAAAAGCCTTTTCTATCGAAGACGGAGATCTTCAAACGAAGTCAATCATCACTGCCCGACAGAGGCAGTATGTTGATATTGACTTAACATTCACAAAGAAAACGACTGGCGAAATATACAAGAAGACAAACGCCGCTGCAGTAAAGCAGGCGATCAAGAACCTTCTGTTGACAAATACGACAGAGAAACCGTTTCAACCATACTTTGGCGGTGATCTGAATCGATTCCTCTTCTCTCTGTCTGAGGACTTTGATGAAGAAGATATGAAGGACATGATCGCAGCAGCAATTCAAAACTATGAACCGAGAGTTCGTGTAAAGGACATCCAGGTTTTAATATTACCTGATAACCATGATGCGAAAGTGACAGTAGTTTTTCAAATCATCAGTACGTCTGAGATCGTGTCACTCGACGTATCGATAGCGAGGTTAAGATAAATGGCAACAATACAATCGACAGATCTAGACTTTGATACGATCAAGACAAACTTAAAGACGTATCTTCAAGCACAGTCAGAGTTTGCTGACTACGACTTCGAAGCTTCTGGTCTGTCTAACATCTTAGACGTCTTAGCTTATAACACACACATCAACGGCCTGATCGCTAACTTTGCAACAAACGAGTCGTTCTTAAACACTGCTCAGCTGAGATCTTCTGTTGTATCTCACGCTGAAGTTCTAGGTTATTTCCCAAGATCTAAGACATCATCGAGAGCTACAGTTAACCTAGATCTCACGGTAGCTGATGCCGGCCGCCCATCATCTATCACACTTCCAGCTTATACTACGTTTACGACTTCTATTGAGGACGTGACATACACTTTTCAGACACTTGAAGACTATATCGCAACAGATGATGGATCTGGTAACTATTCGTTTCTCAACAGCAGCGAATCAGCTAACATTGAGATCGTAGAGGGAACTCTGCGTACAAAGACTTTTATTGTGGGTGACGTGAGTGACGGACAAGTCTACGTGATACCTGACGACACGATGGATACTGCAACCATGAAGGTCGACGTCTACGACACAGTATCTGGTTCTTCTTTTACCACGTATACAAACCTTACTAGGGCGGTGAGGATTACGTCGACTTCTACAATCTATCAAGTCAAAGAGGTTCCTAACGGATACTTTGAAGTTATCTTTGGCGATGGTAGTGTTCTAGGACAACAACCCTTTCCTGGAAATAAGATCGTCATCACATATCTGTCTACGAGTGCAGACCTTGCAAACGGTGGTAATAGTTTTACTGCTAGTAACGACGTAGACGTAGACGGCACAGATTACACATTGTCTACCACGTTAGTAAGTGCATCTACTGGTGGTGCTGCAAAAGAAACGATCTCTTCTATCAAGAACAACGCTACGATCGCTTTTGCTTCTCAACAGAGAATGGTAACAGTTGAAGATTACAAAGCTCAGATCTTGGCTAACTACTCTTCTTATATTACAGATGTTAATGCATGGGGTGGAAACCAAAACAATCCTCCCGTATACGGCCGCGTGTACGTGAGCTTAAAGTTTATTGACGGTTTAACTGATAGCCAGAAACAAAACATTAAGGATCAGATCGTAACTAACTTGACAAACAACTTGGCTATCATGTCGATCGATACAGTGTTTAGCGATCCCACAAACGTATATCTTGAACTTGGTACAACGTTTAACTTTGATCCTGACTTGACTAACTTAACTACAAGAGGTATAGAGTCTCTTGTTACTAATGCAGTTAATAGCTATTTTACTACAAATCTGCAGAAATTCAATAAGGTGTTTCGTAGATCTTCTCTTTTGACAGAGATCGACAAGTTGTCTCCGGCTATTCTCAACTCTAAGATGGATGTGAAAGTACAACTGAGACTGTCACCCACTGTTGGAACTGCAACAAATTATAATCTGTATTTCCCTGTTTCCATTGCAAGCCCAGACTCGATATCACATAAAGTTGTATCTTCGCGTTTTACCTATCAAGGCACTACTTGTGTAATTCGTAATGTATTAGGTTCTAACGTATTGCAAGTTCAAACACTTGCAGGAACAGCCCTTGTCACTAATGTCGGATCTTACACTACTTCTACAGGAATTATTTCTTTAATTGCATTTAATCCTTCAGCGATAGAAGGTACCGAAATGAAATTTTCTGTCATACCAGCAAATGAGTCAACCATTAGACCATTAAGAAGTTATGTTATCGACATTGATTCAGGATTGTCGTTTGCTCGTGCCATCGTTGACTATCAGAATACTCTTACAACACTGGCATGACACATAAAGTACAAGATCTTAATCGTCGTAATTTAAGCTTCTCAAAGAGTAAAGTTCGAGAAGTACTTCCTGAGTATTTCTTAGAGAGTTATCCTAACATTGTAACTTTCTTAGAGAAGTATTACGAGTATCTAGAAAACGAAAACACACACTCTTTCAAGAGAGACATCAATCAACTTTTCGTTTTAAGAGATCCGGATCAAGTAGATCTTGATAAGTTAGATTATATCTTGCAAGAGGTTGGGTTAGGCCTTAAGTCATCTTCTTTTTTTGACAATCCAAGGCTGATGACGTCATTATTATCACGATTTTATCGTGTCAAAGGTACCCGTAGTTCAATTGAAGGTTTCTTTCGTGGTTTCTTTGGTCAAGAAGTCAACGTTGAATATCCTAAAAGAAACATGTTCATTGTCGGTGAGTCTGAGATTGGCTATGAGTCACTAAGGTTTATTCAAAACAATGCTTTATATCAAATCTTTTCTCTCTTAATTAAATCTGCTTTAGGTACTAATACATATAACGATCTGTATTTAAAATTTGTTCACCCAGCAGGTTTTTATTTTGCAGGACAAGTTGAACTTGAAGGCGTAAAGGCTTTTGCTTTAACATCAGCTTCAGAAGATCCAAGAGACTCTGCTGTGACAGGTCCGATCATCATAAGTCAGTCTGACTTTGCGATTACGAACGAGTTTACACAAATCACTGGCCTGTTTGATTCTGTTGGAGATGGTGTTGACTATCGTATCAGACTTGATGACAAGATCTCATTATACTCTACATTGACACCAACGCAACTAGAGAACTATTACTCTTCACTTGCAGAAGTCTTGACTCCAAACTCGTTTACATTCGACGATAGTGACACGAGAGACAGTGCTCTGAGAGCGACGCCTGACTTCTCGTTGGCACTCGAGACGATGGACAACGAAATGTACACGATTTACTTAGATTCAATCGGGGATTCCTTCTATTGATATAAATAGAAATTGATTTATCGTAACAGGTAACAACATGACAAGACAAAGTATTAGTGTAGGTACAGTTGCAAATGATGGAACAGGCGATACGCTTCGCTCTGCTGGCCAGAAGATCAACGCAAATTTTAGTGAGATTTATAACTTCCTTGGTGGTACGTTGGGAGACTCACTTTCTAGCCAGATCTCACTTGAAGATAGTGCAATTGTTTTTGAAGGTTCATTAGCTGATGCTTATGAAACAAGGCTCACTGCTGTAAATCCTACTGCAGATAGAATCATTAGTTTGCCAGATGCTGATGGCACGCTTGTTACAGATACTGCGACTCAAACTCTATCTAATAAAACATTTAATTCGCTAATTATTGATTCAAGTGGAACCATTGTTGATCCAAATAATCAGACATATGTAGATTTTACATCGGTAAGCAGTGCGGTTAACTATATTAATTTTACTAATGCAGTTACTGGTACTGGTCCGTCAATCTTTTCTAAAGGCAGTGATACTGATATAGATCTATTTTTAGGTGCAGCAGGTCTTGGTAAAATAGTATTTTCAAGTACTGCTAGATACCGATCAAGTACTGTATCTGGCACTACTAGTGGGATTATTAATTTTAGATCTTTTCTAAAATTTACAAGAAACACAAATACTAGTTACACCTTAGATGATGGTGATGCAGGTGATTATAAGATTCTAGTAAACACATCAACAGGAACACATACGCTCACTCCAACTAATTTTGCACAAGGCACTTCAATTAGTTTAGCACCCGGTTGTTGTTGTCAACTTATTTTTGACGGCACAAATTGGCAGCTTATAAGTAGCACCCGTGCTATCACAGTTAATCCATAACAGGAATAAAAATGGCAGCAATCATTACTGATAAACTGAGAAAACAAGTAGCTGACTTGCTACTCACAGAGATCTTAAACGGATCAGATTCAAACGAGTACTATGTTGGTATCGGCAAGTCTGATCAATATGATGACAGCGATAAC